GTGGAACTCCCCCCCATCCCAACCAAGATTAATCCATCCACAGTAAAATTAAGTAATACATAATTTATATTAATGTGGAGAGCGATTTTATTCTCTCAATTACCTAGATAGACTGGTTCAGCACCAGGCTTCTAGTTTAATGATAGAGTAATTTTGGACGAATGGGAGTCTCTGGTTTAAGCAACCAGAGCAAAGGCTCACCTTAACTCCGCCGCAGAGTCAAGGCAGGGAATAGGAGATTTAAAACCGAACATTATTAATATTAGTGAATTAAAAGTATCTCCGTGAGCCCGGTACATTAGTATCGACTCATTGAGGAGCTCCTTTTAAATCAGCTAATCTTAATAAAATTGGTTTTAATTTCTTGCCCATAATGGCAGAAGTCTTGAATACCAGATCGTGAGATCTAGTATAAAATATCTCGTCAGTTAACGGAATGGCTATTGTTTTTAAGACAATAGGTCAATCTGTTTTCTGACTTTCTATTTCAAGACCTCTTTTCCGAAGATTTATGTAAACCTCCTCAATCCTTCCATAGGATCTGAGAAGAGGTGTACTTAATAAGTCCAGAGCCTGTGGTTCTGTAAGGGCCTTTTCTGAAAGAAATAAAACTATTCATTCAGCTAGGGCTCCTAGACTATGGTGATATACCTCTGTTTTCACCATGGGAAGTCAATCTTTTGACAACTGAATTTCTTCAGGAGTCACCAGATTAACTCACCCAGTGTGATAAGAGAATATTACCTTAGTCTTTCACCGATTAAACTTTATAACCATATCTTCTAGAGAAAGAATTTCTCCTGAAGGCATGTGTTTGTAATGTTTAATAGGTGATTTAAGAGTAGTAATAGCTTTTGAAGGTTTTCTTATTCCAGAATAGGAATCAACGAAACTAGTAATGGCTAAATATTCTATCACTTTCAAAGCTGATATTATATCTAGTTCATATACTAAATTGATCTTAAGTTTCCTCATAAGTTCAGTAAGAACTAGATGAGCAGACGGCAGATCACGTATAATTTTACTTATATGTTCGATGATTAAGACATCTTCAAACAATCTTTTCCGTAAACGGGAAGGATAGTTGAAGAATCTTGCCTTATAGGCCACAATAGCTTCAGTTATACTACTTGAACAAATCCAACCTTTCTTCTCACTCTCTCTAAGAGTATTAACAAAAAGATAATTCTTTTTGCTACTTTCTTTTAGAGAAGCAATAGGGAATGGTGAGATCTCTTGATCTTTATAAATTCACCGTTTGGCGAATTCATAAAGTTCAGTGGAGGTATGAGTCTTTTCTTTCGAAATACTTATACCCAACTTATCAAGAGTTTCTAAATACAACTTTGCTATAGCTGAGTCACCAATTACAATATCATCACCGAGTAAAGCATAAGGAAGAGTTTTTCACTCTCTCCCCAATATTTTACAACAGTAATAAATAAGGTAATGGTGAGAAACCGCAAATGATGCTCATGATGAGTAAGCACCCATTGGATTACCACAATTATAAGAAATGAATTTCTTTAATCACTGGCAATAAAATGGATAACCTACCATCACGTCCATTCAATCGCGGACTCAACTACCCGGAAGCTGTCCTCTAAGGATATGGCCGATGAGAGCAATAGGAAATCTGTCTGTAGCATTCGATAAATCGATACTATAGAAGATTTCTGCTCCCTTCAGCTTGTCCTTGAAAGACCCCTGGTCAAAGGTACAATCTTGCGGAATCTTTTTCAAGACCCTGAATAATCAGTGATGGAAGGGTTTTAACGCTGTTTGACTTCAATAGTCAAGTATCGCTATTATCCGAACCTTCACTTCTTTATCAGGGAAATAGACTAATTTTCTAAAGTTTCCTTGTTTATAGAAAGTTAAATATGAGAAAGTTTCTCATATAAATTTTCTAAAATAGGAAGCATTTAGATGATTGTCCATTTCTTTAGAGAAATTCTCTCCACCTAATCTCTTTAGTGAAACCACTAAAGTCTTAGGAAGGGCGAATAAATCTTCCACAGCACTTCCAAGAGCATGTCCGTTAGGACCACTCTTAGTTGTGAAGTGATAAGATTTTCACTCTAAAGCCTTTGGAACTGATTCCGAATGAGAATACCCCAGTGTCTTTCAGAAAGATCCTGCGAACATTCCTATATTTGAGATACTCCCTTTTGGAGGCTCAATTATAGATGTTACATCAGGATCTTTACCGAGGTTCAGTGCCCTTGGTGAAAATAATATGGTATTAATCATTTGCAGTGTTGCCACTGGAGATGATTCAGACCGTATTCTTTCTATCAAGGGACCTAGACAAAGAGGTATACCATCATGGGTGTACTTAATTCCTACAGGACGATCTGTGTTGCCTGATAAGTAACACATTAGTCCCCCTCTAACTAGTTTAGCATAAGCAAAACTAGCTAAAGGTCCTCGAGTCTGTTGAACAGACTTAAGTTTAAGAATTAAACACTCAAATTCCCTGTGTGGAGCGAGTCCTTGCATCTTAAACGATGCTCGGATCCAGCTCATTAAATTATGAACAGAATCCCAAAGACTGAATTTTGAAAAATTTAGTTTTTGAATTTTGGACATAGTTTAATAGAGGTGATGTTAGATTGCCCTCAAGTAAAGTAACTTTCCTTTAAGAGAGGACCCGGCCTAACAGCCGGGGGGTCGCCGAGGGTAACCACCCTCGG